CCTTGCCGGGCGTGTCGGCATACTGGTCGCGCATCTTGAACAGGCTCACTGGCCGGACCCCCGATACCGTCCGGTGCCCATGAACTGTGGAGATCAGCTGGAGATAGCGCCCCTGATTCTCGCGGGTTTTCATGCCCTTCGCCTTCCACTCGGCGCTGGCGCGATAGTCCGCGACTAACCACGCGAGCGTGCCCCGTGCGGGTCCCACGACCTTCTCCTCCGGCTTGGACAGACGGGCATATTCCTCGGCGAAGTCCGGGCTATCGATCGCCGGCAGGCGAATGTACGTGTCCTTCCCCGCGATTTTGCGGCGGAAGTAGAGCAGCCCTTTGCGTTCGGTGACGTTCTTCACCGCAAGTCGTCCCAAGAGCTGTCTCCGTCACCGTTGGCGACAGGCTGGGCGATGGCGAACTGCTTGGCAATGATCCTGTCGAGCTGCACGCGTGCCCAGAGTACGTTCGCCCCCTCTTTCACCCCGATCGCACCGAAACGTGTGGCGAAGGTAGACTTGGAGATCCCCATATAGATTGCGGCGACGTCGGCCGTCATGCGGGCAGGCCAGTCGGGGAGCCTTTCGAGGCGAGCCAAATTCATGCTGCCACCCTCTCCTGCTCGACATACCCCATGGCTTGCAGCTGTTGATTGACCATCGTGATGAAGCGTCGGCTCTCGTACCTGGGGCGTTCCTGCCACCAGAGCATCGCCTCGATCGCGGCCGCGTAGCTTTCCCAGCGCAGATACGGCAGCACGCGCAGCGACCGCGTGTCGTGCGAATCATGGATCAGCCAAAGCTCGTTGAGCGACAGGTCGCCAATCGCCATCCCGTATTCGTGGATCATCGCCATCCGCGCATGATCCCGCCGCTTCTCGGCGCCGGTCAGAACGCCCTTCAGATCGGCGATCTTCTCCTCGTCGGTCGTGAGATCGAGCGGCGGTAGCTCCATGCGGGCGTACGCCTTCCAATCCAGGGCGAGCGCGGCCGAGATCCGGAGCCGTGCGGCAGCGGCATCAGGGGACAGCTTGCCAGCATCGACTAGCGAGGGATCGCCTTCCGCACGATTCCGTCGCACGTCCTCGGCTACCAGCGCCATTTCGGCATAGGCGTAGACGAAGCGCGGGCGCTCAGTCATTCCGGTCCCTGCGCGCGCGGGCCGCGGCCGTGCGATGACGGACCGTCCCCACTATGCGAGTTTTCATCTTGATCGCGATCCGATCGGCGACGCGGTCAACGACGGCTTCGGCCGCCCGCGTCACCGCCCAGCTGATCAGCTTCATGGTTGGCTCGGGCACCATCAACGGACCCGCCCAATTGAAAGCTCGACCATCAGCCCGAACCACTGGATGCAAAGCGTGCGACCGACGACCTCGTCTCGCTCTGGCGTAGTGGTGGGCAGCCTCTGTGCAATGCGCATGCTGCGCATGAAGCCGACCGGCAATTCCACGCCGCCATTCGGGTGGTACGTCAGTGCGTCGCCGCACCAAGTATTCCACTCCGCGCGCGGGATCAGGTGGCGGATCGCCGCGCGCCATCCGGGTTGGCCGACATGCGACGGGAGCCCGCCGGCTGGCGACGCTACGAGTGACGGCTTCGGCTTTGCAGCCAAAGCGGCCGCTTTGCTGGCACCCGAGGCGAGATGGTTTTGCGGCCCACGTTCCAGGCCAGCTGGGTCCCCCCAGCCGGTTAGCTCGGCGTACCGATCGAGGAAGGCCTGCCGCGCCGTATGCGGGCGCCAGAATGCGAACTCAATCGGTGCGGGCGTGACGCCGGCCAAAACGGCCCAGTTGTCGATGATCACAGGCATCATCATCTGCTGCTCGGCCGCAAGCATCTCAAGGTCGACCGCCTTGACCTCGGCGACGTTCCAGTCGCCGATCTTGAAGCGCTCGGCGATTGCGGCCTCGATCGTGCGCTCGATCACCTTGTACGCCGGCAGGATGGATTTCAGCGGCCGAGTGACGTCGCCGATGAATGCCTCGGCCGCGTCATGCATCAGCGTGCGAAGCGCGAACTCCGGCGCAGCGACGTGGCTGGCGAGCACGCAATGCTCGGCGACGGAATAGAACCGGCTGCACTGGCCAGCGAACCGGCACGTGTGGGCGAGGCCGTGGGCGATGTCTTCGATCGTGAAGGGGCTGTTCGCGGGATCGAGCAAATCGAAGTACGTGCCGCCCTGAAGCAAGATCGTCGGCCCCACGGCCGTTTTGATGCGGGTGTCGGCCATCAGAACCGCCCCGCGATGTAGGCGACCGAGAGGCCGAAGATGATCCAAGCCACGAAAACGGCAACGGTCACGCCGATCGCGAACAGCAGGCGCCGCTCGCCCGTCGTCTGACCGTCCCGGGCGAGCAGCGCCAGATCCGGCCGCGCCTGCTGGTCGGTAGTCCGCATCCGCGCAACGCGCTCGCCGATGTCCCGCGACGCGGGCGGCAGCATTGTCAGGACGTTGTCGAAGCTGGCGAACGGCCGCATCGCCGTCTGCCGGCGCAGAGACGCTGGCGGGCCGACAAGCGTAGGCGCTGGGTTGCCTAAGACGGCGAGAAACTGGTCAAAAGAACACGGCTTAGCGTGGTCGGGTCGGCTTACGATGCGAAGGGACAAGGTAACCTCCACGGCCGCGGAATGCGGCTGCTGAGGCTCCGGCTACGCTACGTTATATAGCGTCGTCAACATGTTTTGTAGCGCTATCGCATTACATAATAAGCTGCAAAACCCAACCCTAGGATCGTGACGACTGCCTGCAAGGCGAGACCGGCGTTAGTTTGTGAGCGGATGTCGTCGGCTTTGAAGGGGCGCCCTGTGATCATCGACATCAGATGTTCCCGGATCGGCAGGATCTTCTGCTGCTCGCTGAGATCGAACATGATCGCGTTGGCGTCATAATATCGGAGGTTGAGCACGGGGTTCGTGCTTCCGTCGAAAATTAGACGGAGGTGTCCGGGCGACATAAGCGTCGCTTGTTTGAAGTCTAAACCCGTTAGATCTTCAATCCGGATCGTTCGTTTTTCACCACCCTCCCCCAGCCATCCGCGCCGCCCGATCGTGACGGTCTCACCAGTCACGGTGATGTGACCGACCTTGGTCGTGACCTTCATACCCGACGCCCTACCCATATCACACGCCCAACTATCCGAAGATCCGCAGCGCTTACTTCCCGATTGCCGACCGTCGGATTGTCGGAACGTACCTCGACACGACCTTCACCGACGACCCGCAAGCGCTTGATCATCCCGGCCCCGTGCAATGCACACGCCCAGATCCGATCCTGTTGGTTAAGCGTGGTCTGAGTGGTATCGATCAATACCTGATCGTCGTTGATAAGAGTTGGAAACATGCTGTCACCGTCGCCGCGGGCGAGGAACAGCTTATCCGAAGATGCTCTGGTAAGCGCGCGTATGAAGTTGGGATCGAAAAGGACACCCTCTTCCTCGTAGTAATGCTCTAAATTCGTACCGTCGCCCATCGCGTAGCTGAGATCTACGGAGCGGATGATAATGGCATCTTCAGACTGCGGGGTTGGAACGATAGGCTGATCAGGCGAGACCGGTACTCGCACCGGCGCCGGTGGGAGTTCGGTCTTCTGAACACCATCGCCTTCCAATAGCCACTCTATGCTGACCCCCAATCGCTTGGCGATCGTCGGCGCAAGCTTGGCAAACCCGTTCTGGCCATTCTCGTAAGCGCGATAGGTTGTCGGGTGTATCCCGATCACCTTCGCGAATTCCGCAGCGCTGTCGTAGCTCGCCCGGCGACGCGCCCATTCAAGCCGCCCGTGTGGGGTATCTGGTGTTTCGGTCATGATCTCAGCGTGGCACATCGCGACGCTACAAATCATGTTGCTATTCATCGCTACGAATGGTAGCGATCTGGAATGCTCGATGACATTTCCGACCACTCCGGCCTGATCGCCCACTTGGGCGGCGCCGCGTCGATCGCGGGCGCTCCCTCGGTCAGGACTCACGCCGTTAACGTTCGGGCTTGGTCCGCACGAAACCGTATTCCGCCCGAATACTGGCCGGGTATTATTAAGTTTGCCGAGACCATTGGCGAGACTGTGACGGCGGATTGGCTGATGCGCACGACGCCGGCGCGAGCCAACCGCGTCGCGGAAGGTGCCGCAGCATGAGCGGCAGCAGCCTTCCTGACCTGTCGTCGTTGAGCGAAGACCAGCGCAGCGCCGTTGCCTACCTGGCACAACGCGAAGCCGCGGCACTGATACGACGAGCGCTCGCCGGAGCATCCGAAAAAATTAACCGTGCCCTTCGTGAGGGTGTGGTGAACGTCCCGATCTTCCATCTTGAGGACATTGCCCAGATCGAGGCCAACTGGTCATCCGGAAAGGCCTTCAGCCTTTCCGATCGGGACCGTCGCGCATGACGCCCGAAAAGATTGCGTTGAAGCGCGCGACGCAGGAAATGATCCGCGGTGTTGGCGGTTTGGAGGATGGCGCCAACTTTTGTCGCGTCGGAAAGTCGGTACTCAGCGACTACGGGTCGCCGAACAAGCCGGACTGCTTCGCCCCGCTCGACGTCATCGCGGATCTTGAGCCGCTGGCGCGTGCCCGTGACGGCTGGCCGCATGTCACGCGCGCGTTGTGCACTGCCATGGGCGGTGTCTTCGTCGCGATCCCCGAGAACGACGTCCAGCCGCGCGATCTCCTAGCCCTTCTTGGCGACAAGGCTCGCGAGTCCGGTGAGCTCACGACAGCGATCTGTACCGCGCTGGTAGACGGCAAGGTCGATCGGATCGACGGCGCCGCCATCACGCACGAGATCGATCAGCTGATCGCCGTCGCGGCCGCAATGCGAGCAACCGTTCAATCTCTTGTGAGGGGCGACCGATGAAGAACAATTTGCGCCTGCGCCTTGGCGTCCATGTGCCGAATGAAGGTGCGCGACGCCTTGCCAGCTGGATCCAGCGCGAGCCTGCAGGCACGCTGGACAAGCTGCTGCGCAAGACCGGCATCGGGCAGATCTCGATGGAACGCATGATGGCCGGCGACGTCGTGCCTGACGCGCCAATCGCCTACCAGATCTTCGCGTTCACTCGCTGCGCCGTTCCAATCAACGACTGGAATGCCAAGCCCGAAGGTGGCTGGTTCGATCCGGTTGCGACCCGCGAACACCTGCGGAGGGCTGCATGACTGCCGTTCGAAAGCCAGCCGAGCCGCCTTTCGCCGTCAGCGTCGAGGATTTCGATGCCTGGGTGGCGCGGGCCGAGCCCAAGGATGCGCTGATCTACGCACGTGGTGCGGACATTCCTCGCGCCGCTCCTGCGTGGAAGCACGCGATGGCGCTGGTCGAGGAGGGTATGATCACCCTTACCTATCAGCGCGCCGGTGGCGGCATCACGGAATACCTCGCGATCCGCCTGACGACCGCGAACGCCCCCGCGGTGCCAGTCGTCGCAGTGCCTGAGGTCGACGAGACCAACCCCGCCGAGCTCGTCCTGCGCGAGATCCGTCGCGCCGCGGGGTTCAGCCTCCCCTGCCCCTCCAACGCGGTCATCGCGCAGCGCTGCGGCTTGAGCGATGCAGCCGCAGCCAGCTACCGGATCCGCCAGCTGGTTGCCGCGAAGCGGATCACGATCGAGTCGCAGGGGCCGGGCGAGCCCCGCGTCGCCACGATCATCGGCACCGGCAAGACAACTGCGAGGGCGCACTGATGGCCTCGCTAGACGCACGTCCAACCGGGGCTGGCCTGTACCGCGAGATCCGTGGCTACTGCGTCAGCGTCAGCTGCACGATCGAAGACTTCTCGCGCGCGAGCGGAATCGCGAACACCACCATCTCGTCGATAAGGGAAGCATTCTACCCGTCGCCGCGGACGGTCGAGCGAGTGCGCGGTTTTATCGTCGCGAACCCGGGCGGGATCGCCGGGCGCACATTGCCGGCGCGCGGTCCGAAGACGACGTCGCGCGATGGTGCGCGGGCGGTAGCGCTGGCACGCGAGATCAGCGTTGCACCGGCCCGTCCGGATCCCGCTGCTGTTGCGGCCGCAGCGCGTGAGTCCGCGTTTCGTCCTGGCGCCCGATCGATGGCCGAGAAAGCGCCGGCCTACCTGAACACGCTACGCCGGGACCTGACGCCGGCAGAGCAGATCGCGACGTTATGCGTCGCGACGCCGGGCGATACGGTCGGCTTGGTCAAGCAGCGCTGGCCCGATGTCTGGAACCGGGTTGTCGATGCTGCTCGTGACGTCGGTCAGGCACCGGGCGCGATGCTCGTCGCGCTGATCGAGCGCGGCCTCGACGCTGACGCGGTGGCGGGCTGATGGCACACGCGAAGATCAACCTGTCGCGCATGTTCGATTGGATCGAGCGCAGCATCGAACTGGACGTGGCGCAGCCCACCGACGCTGACATCATGCAGCGGTTCGGATTTGACAATCCAGAGCACGCCCGCACCCTGCTCGCCGAACTGGCGGACTCGGGTCGCATCACGATCAAGGGTTACGGCGAGACGCGAGCGATCTCGCTGGGACGCACCAAGTCGGCGCTGCAACCAGCCGCCCGCCCGACGCCAGCAGCAAAGAGGCCGGATCCGATTGTCGATGCCGGAGTCGCGAAGATCGCGGCGATCGTCGCGCGCGGCCCCACGGCAGGCGCGTCCAGAGCCATACACGCGTCGGCCGCTCTGACTTCGGTTCGGGGCAAGCCTTCACCGGCTCCGAAACCCTCGCAGCCCACGCCGATCGCGGCGCCGTCACCAACAAAGGAAGCGCCTCTCATGCCTGCAAAGTCGATTCAGCTTCCCGCGTCGGCCGGTGTCGCCATCCAAGCGATCGAAACGTACGCAAAACAGAACGACGTCTCTCTGGGGGCGGCGACAGCGTCGTTGATCGAGGCAGGGTTGGCCAAGCCGACGACGCCAGTTCCCGCGCCTACCGACGTCATGTCGATCGACACCCTGCTTAGTGCCGTGCGTGCGCGGTTCGAGGGGTTATTAAACGTCCCGGATCGCTCTGACGAAATAGCTATGCTTACCAAGCGTGCGGAGGCCGCCGAAAGCAAGGTCGAGGCTCTTAAGGCGGCGCTCGCGTGAGCTTCGCAACCGTCTCCGCCAAGCCCGGATGACGTCTGGGTCGGCCGGGTCGCCTTGCGGCCGTCAACATTACGTCTCGTCTCCGGGTGAAAGTTAAGCCGTGTCCGCCAACAACCTGCCGTCCGCCATGTGTTCGGCGGCGCTCCAATTCGCACGTCGTGGCTGGGCCGTGTTTCCCTGCCGTGAGCGCGATTTCACGACGGAGCCGAACAGCGCCGGGAAAACCCGGACGTTTAAAGCCAAGGCGCCGTACACTGGGCAGGGCCTGAAAGACGCTACCACCGACGAGGGGCGCATCCTCGCGTGGTGGCGCGATCATCCAGAGGCGCTGATCGGACTGCCGACCGGGGTAAACGGCTGCTTCGTCCTGGACTTCGATCCACGCGAGGATGCGACCACCGGGGAGGTCTGGACGCTTGAAAGCCTGAAGGCGGATCTCGAAGAACAGATGGGCTGCGCTTTGCCGCGATCGGTGACGGCCGTCACTCAGTCCGATGGCGTTCATGTTTACTTCCGCCAGCCGTCCGGTGAACCCATCCGCAACCGCGGTAACCTCCCGGCGCATGTCGATGTCCGCGGTCTGGGCGGATACGTGATCGCACCGCCAAGCATCATGACGGAGACCGGCGCGCGGTATCGTTGGCTCGATCGCGGCGACTGGCGTGATGACGCGGCAATCGCCGAGGCCCCGGCGGCGCTGATCGAGATCCTGCGCAGCCCGAAGGCTAAAAAGGCCGGTCCGGTCGCCACGCCGGCCGACGCGGCCGATCGCGGTGCTGCCACGCCTGCAAAGCGCGAGGCGGACGTCGACGAGGATATCCGCAGGTACGGAATGCGGGCGCTCGATGGCGAATGCCGTGAGATACGGCAGGCGGCTTCGGGAAGGCGCAACGACCAGTTGAACGTCAGCGCCCTGAAGATCGCCAGCCTCGTCGCTGCGGGGGCGCTCGATGAGCGGTTTGCCCGGTCGACGATCGAAGCGGCCGCGCGCGACAATCCCGGCGACGATGATGATGCGCAGCTGCTCGCCACCGTGAACAGCGGCTGGACCGCCGGGATGAACAGCCCTCGTGATCTCGCAGAGATCGCGGCCGCATCACGTTCCCGGCGGGAGAGACCAGCCCGCGCCGCCTCCCGCCATTCGCCCCCCGCCCCCGATCCGACTGATGATGGCCAGCCAAACTCCCACGAGGGAGGGCAGCGCTTCGATATCGGCAGGAAGGGGCCGGGGGGCGACGGCGCGGAGGCGCTGATGCGTACGTGCGCGTTCCTGCCGCACACGGATCTCGGCAACTTGGAACGCTTCCTGAAGCGTCACGGGCGGGATTTCCTGTTCGTCGAGCAGTGGGGTTGGCTCGCGTGGGACGGCCGGCGCTGGAACCGCGATATGGCGATCTCGTTGCTCGGCCGTGCGGTGCAGGACACGATGCGTGCGATTCAGGAGGAAGCGGACCTAATCCGCGAATCCGGGATTAAAGAGCCCCCGATGCCGCTCTGGGATGCCGAGCAGGCGCGCGCCCACGAACAGCAGCAGCGCAGCCGCTACGATCGCGTCGTCTCCGACAAGCGCGGTGTCATCACGCTGTTTTCCGACACGATCGCGAAGTGGGGCAGAACGTCCGAGGGTGCCGGGCATATCGCGTGCATCGCCAAAATGGCGGAAGCGCGGTTGTCATCGCGGCCCGACGACTTCGACGCGGATCCGCTGCTGCTCAACATCGAGAACGGAACGCTGCAATTCCGGCGTCCCGGCGATGGATACGATGCCGGCGTGCGCCTGTGCCCGGCAAACCGCGATCACCGGATAACGAAGATCGCCAACGTCTCCTTCGACGCGGACGCCCGATCGCCGCTGTATGATGCCTTTCTCGAGCAGGTGCAGCCTGACCCGGAGATGCGCACGTTCCTCGACTGCTGGGCGGGATACAATGCGCTCGGTCTGGCGGACGCGCAAAAGATGGCACTGTTCTACGGGCAGGGATCGAACGGCAAGGGCGTCTGGATCAATACCCATGCTGGCATCCTTGGCGATTATGCCTGGGCTGCCGGGATCGAGACGTTCATCGATCAGGGCAAATATCGCAAAGGCAGCGACGCATCTCCCGATCTGGCGGCGCTCGCCGGCCGTCGCATGGTCTACGCCAACGAGCCGGAGGACGGGTCCAAGTTCTCGGATGGTCTGATCAAGGCGATGACCAGCGACGAGCCGATCGGCGGTGTGCGTGAATTGATGAAGCCGCCCTTCCAGCTGCTCGTCACGTTCACGAATACGGTATCGGCGAACAACATGCCCAAGATCGGCACCGATCACGGCATCCAGCGCCGCGTGCAGGTCATCCCGTGGGCCGTGATCATTCCCGACTCCCAGCAGGACATCCAGCTGAAGGCGAAGCTGCAAGCGGAGCGGAGCGGTATCCTGAACCGCATGATCCGCGGGGCCATCGCCTACCTTCGAAGCGGCCTGCCGACGCCTGAAGCCGTCCGGGCGGCGACACGGGAATATCAGGAGGAAAACGACATCTTGGGTCAGTTCCTGACGCTCTGCATCGAGCGGGCGCAGGGGCAGACGATGGGCGCGACGCCGCTGCACCAGCTGTTCGCCGCGTGGCAGACATGGGCGCAGCTGCTGGCCGGTACTGGGAAGCCGTGGTCGGCCAGGTATCTCAACGCCCAGATGCAGCGGAAGGGCTTCAAGATCCGCAAGTCGAGTTCGATGGTCTGGGACGACATCGCCGGCCGCTACGATCCCCACGACTTCGTCGACAGCGATGGGAAGGCCGTCACGCGGGACCTTCCCCCGCCTCGCAGTGCGGCCAATGCGGCATCCCCCGACCCCTCACCCGATTACGGCAGCGACTTTGACGAGCCGCTTTAATCCTCCCTCACTCCCGCCGTTGGGAGGTTTGGTGACACACGGGAAGCGCGGTTTTCTGCGGTTCCGGGAGGGTGCGGGAGCTTGGGAGCCAAATCCCGACCCGTCCACCTAGTGTGCGCGCAGGCGCGCGCACGGGATTACCCGTGATTTCACTCCCATCTTCCCGGAGCAAAGCTAAATGACTGAAACTACTACATTCTATCCTCCCAATAAGCCTCCCATTCATGGGAGTGACAACGGTGCTGTTACCTTCGCCCTCGTCGAAGAGCGTCTCGTCGAGGCCTGGGGCTTCCTGCGGCGCATGCCTGACCGCGAAGCTGGCTGGCTGATGGATGCGCGCGCGTCGTCGATCTACCAGCGCGGCCAGCTGTCACGGCAGGAACTCTGGGAATTGTATCAGGTCGACGGCGACAACTATGATCGCGATGCTCTGCCCCGCCTGCCCGGCCTTCGCTCCGTTGAGGTCGACCGCATGGATCAAGCGCTTGGGTGGATGGGCTACGTCGATGCGCGGGATCGCAAGCTCGTCGGGATCATCCTTGGGCAGCTGGATCGCGGCGCATCGCGGCCCGCTTGGGCATCGGCTGCGAAGGCCATGGGCTCAACGGTCGAGCCCGACACGCTTCGCAAGCGGTATGCGCGAGCAATCACGCGCATTGCGACGAAGCTGGATAACGTCGGGAATGGCTGTTTTGCGCGCCTAGAGCATGTGAAGCCCTAGAATGGGCGTAGGGGTGAAATAAACAATTCCGTCTCTAGGGGTCTGTTGGCCTATTCACCAATACGTTCGGCGAGACGTGCAAGCGCTTCGATGAACCTCCCACCGTTGCCCCCCCCCTCGAAGGGCGGCGCGACCTAGGTCTCGCCGCCCTTCGCTGTTTCAGGGGCAATGATCGGCAACACCCCCACCCCCAACGGGTCCTTCCTGGGGGCGGGCGGGTCGGGCGGTGGAGTGTGTCGCACGGTTGCGGCGTTCAAGGGCGTTTTCGAATTTTGAACTTCGTGAACTGAACTCGTTCACGGCCATGAACGGGGTGTTTTATGACGCTGATGACGAAGGGCGAATTCGCCGTTCATCGCGGCGTCGGCAAATCGGCCGTCTCGAACTGGGCCAAGAAAGACCTGCTGGTCATGGGCGAGTGCCCGACCAGCGGCGCGATCAAGGTCGATGTCGAGCGGACGGAAGCGCGCATCAATGCGCGGGTCGATCCGATGCGGGGGAGGCCTAGCGCCAATCTCCCGCTCGCCGCGCCCGCGCCGGTAGAGGAAGGGGGTGATCTTCTCGACGGTCGGCGGAGCGCTGCGCATGTACGTGCGGACCTCGCCGAAGAAACGCTGGCAAGCATGCGCCGCAAGAACGCGCGCGAAGCTGGCGAGCTCGTGCCTGCGGTCGAGATGCTTCGGCGTAGTGCCGAGCTTGGCCGGGTGTGTCGCGAGCGCATGCATTCGATGTTCCGCGGGATCTCGGAACGGCTCGCGGTCGAGCGGGACACCCGCACCATCATGGCGATCGGCACCGCCGAGATAAACCGCGTCTTCGCCGAACTGGCGGATCAGGTCGACCAGGGCGTGCTTACCGCCGACGACGATACGCCGGACGACGCGGCAATCGAAAACGAGGTGGCGGCAGCCGAACAGACGGAGGTGTAATGGCGTTCGATTACGACCGCTTCGGCGATGCTGCCGCAGCGGCTCTAAGGTCGAACGTCGCGGGCCTCGACAAGTCGATCGCGTCGGGCCTGCGCCCGCCGCCCGACATGTGGCTGTCGGAATGGACCACCAAGTTTCGCCGGTTTGCTGACGACGATCCCATCCCCGGTCCCTGGCGCCATTCCACGGCGCCGGAGCTGGTCGAGATCATGGACTCGATGTCCCCGCAGGACCCTTGCGAGGAAGCGGCCATCATCAAGTGCGCCCAGTCGGGCGGCTCGGCATCGGCGGAAAACTGGATCGGGTTCATCTCCGATCTGGCGCCGGGACCGATGCTGTTCGTCCAGGCGACCTTGAAGGCCGCGCTCGACTGGGCCGCGGAGAAGTTCTGGCCGATGGTCGAGAACACGCCGCGCCTCAATCCGGATCGGGGCGGCACGATCCGCGCGCAGGGCACGCCGGACGGCAACGGCTCGACGAAGAGCAAGATCAGGTTCTCGCGGTCCAACGGTTTCGTGCTGCTGGCCGGCGCGAACTCGGCCGCGTCGCTGCGACAGCGCACCGTGCGCTATGCTATCGAGGACGATCTCGACCAGTTCCCCGAAGATCTCGACGGGCAAGGCTCGCCTGAGGTCATGGTCGACCAGCGCCTGAAGGTCTGGCGTCGGCAGGGTCTGTCGAAGCGGCTGAAAATCTCGACGCCCACGATCAAGGGCACGAGCAAGATCGGGCGGGCATACACCGTGTCCGATCGGCGTCGCTTCCATCTGAAGTGCCCGGAGTGCGGCAGCCGGTTCGTCCCCGAGTGGGGCGACATCCAGTGGCCGGACGGGAAGCACGAACAGGCCCATTTGATACCGCCCTGCTGCGGCTTCGATCACATCGAGCATTGGCAGAAGGCGGGCATGAAGCTGCCCGATGGGTGGCTGTCGGACGAGATCGACGGCGTGAAGACGCCGCGGATCCTGACCGAAGAGGAATATCAGGCTGCCCGTGGGCGGATGCCGGCCAGTGTGAAGCGTGGCTTCCATCTGACCGGCATCATTTCATCGTTCCAGACATGGGCCGACATGGCCGTGTCGTTCCGCGATGCGCAGGGCGATCTGAACAAGCTGAAGACGTGGACCAATCTGGTGCACGGTTTCGAGTTAGAGTTGAAGGGCGGAACCCCGGATTACGAGAAGCTCCGCGATTTGCGCGAGCAGGGATGGGGTCCGCGCCAGATCGTACATATCCCGGTCGGGCCGGTGGTCACGTCCATGGGCGTCGATGTCCAAGGCGATGGCCTCTATCTCGAACTGGTTGGGTGGAGCGAAAACGCGGAAAGCTGGACGCTCGACGCGCGTTTCCTTCCCGGCCCGACCGACGTGAAGGGCGAAGGCGCATGGGCCGATCTCGACACCTATGCCCGCCGCAAGATCGTTTTTCCCGGTGGACGTTCCTTCGGCATCGATCAGATATGCGTCGACGCCGGATACAACACCGAGGCGGCTGAAGCGTTCTGCCGGGCGCACCCGAACCGCCTGGCGGTATTCGGTCGCGCAGGCTGGCAGCTGCCGATCCTCGGTCGCGGCGAAAACCTGCGGTACGAGCAGCAGGGTCGCAGGGCCGGGCAGGCGTCAAAGAAGGCGGAGGACAAGGCGTTCATCGTCGGCACGTTCGGCGTGAAGCTCAGCTGGTACGGCTTCCTGCGATCAACGCTTGCCGCAGCCGAAGCGGAAACCGCCGGCGCCATCTCGGCATCACGGGGTCGCGCGCACTTCAACGTCGATCTGCCGGACGAATATTTCGAGCAGATCACGGCGGAAACGATCGTCACCGAGACGGTCGCCGGCCAGCCGCGCCGGGTTTGGAAGCCGCTTGCCGGTCGACCGAACCATTGGCTGGATTGCCGGGTCTACAACACGGCCGCGCATGAAAAGCTGATGCTCGACACGCTGACCCAAGAAGACTGGGCTCGGCTTCGCGCCGAGCGCCACGCCCCAAAAGACGGCGCGCAGGCGGGATTGTTCGACGGTCCCATAGCGCCCGCCGCCATGCCCGCTGCCGCGAAAGTGGAAGCGCCCCGATCGCCGCCCCCCGCCCCGCGGGAGAGCGGCGCCTTTATCGACC